CGAATCCTTGGACAGCTTAAGGTTCCCGCAATTGATGAGGTCTTACCAAATCCGTTAGGTGCAAAAGAATCCAACCCAGCGTTGGAAAACGTGTCGATGACTATGGGTCGACCAGCAGCAGCGTACCCCGATCAAGATCACATCAGCCACATCAAGATCCACATGCAATACGCTATGGATCCTGCATATGGTGGGAACCCCGTAATTGGTCCGGCGTTTGCGCCCCATGCCTTAGAGCATATCAAACAACATTTAACATTACACTACCTGCAATCTATGCGCGGTTATGTAGCGCAGGCCTCAGGCGGGCGCGATGTCCTTGAGTTGCACCAAGAAAAGCCGTTGGATTTGGAATCACAACAAGCCTTGGCCTTGGCAGCTCAGTTGGTATCACAAGATGCACAGATGACTATGCAGCCGTTTGTTCAGCAAATCCAACAGTTGGCGCAAAAAGTACAACAAGCTCAACAGCAACAGCGTCAAGTTCAAGCCGAGTCTGATCCAACAGCTCAGGTTATTCTTAAGACTCAAATGGCTGAAACCCAGCGTAAACAAGCTGAAGCTCAGGCTAGAATGCAGATGGAAACAGCTAAACATCAGCAAGATTACGAACTTAAGATTGCTGAACTGCAACGTCAAGTGCTTGACCTACAGGCTAAGTACGAAACTCAGGCTACTATTGACTCACAGAAAAACGCAACCCAAATTGCTTTGGCTGATATTAACAATTCCGCTAAAGAGCGTGTGGCGTCAATTACAGCCGGCGCCAGTTTGGCTGCTGACCATCTTGCTATGCAGCGAGAGCAAAATGAGCTAGCTATCCAGGCAACTAATGAAGCCGAACGTAGCATTCGTGACCATGGCATCGAAATAGAAAAACAACGTTTTGCACACGAAACCCAAATGGCTCAGAAAAACGCTGACGCCATGTTGGCACAACAGCAATCTGCAGTAGATGCACAAAATCAAGCAGCATTACAACAGCAACAAGCAAGTTTACAACCACCCACACCCCCAACAGGAGTAACAAATGTCTGATGAGAATTTAAAAGGTTTTCGCCAAGTTTACCAAGAAACTGGCAATATGGGTTACGGCGGCGGTCCTGGCGAGAAAAACCTCGACAAGGGCGCTTCTGGCAGCCACAGAGATAACAACTGGAAAAAGGGCGCAGCCCAAAACAAAATGGCTAAAGACTGCAGCATTGGCCCAAGCAAAAACCTTAAAGACATCAAAGGCGGCAATTTTTATTGATTTTAGGGCGGATTCCTTCATAACCTTGCATTAGTAAGATTATGAAGGACTTTATATCTGAAATTATTTCGCGTACGCGAGACGAACAAGCAAAACTGGCGATTACTCTTACCGCCGGCATTAATGTTAATTCTTTTGATGATTACCAGCGTCTAGTTGGTAGATTTGAAGGGTTTAAAGAAATTTTAGACATCATTGATGAAATTTTAAGAGAAGACGACGAAGACGAATCGTAAGATTTAAGAAAGGAGATGCCGCATGGCATTTGATTTATCACAAAAGGAAGACCCAGATCTTCGCTCGGAAGCCGAGTGCTTTCCGGACATTGATCCAGGTATTGAAGTAGCCGGAGACCGTGTTTTAGTGCAGTTACGACGGGAGAAGGATAGAAGCAAGGGCGGAATCATTTTAGTTGACGAAACCCGACAGACGTTACGTTTCAATGAGACTGTAGCTAAAGTACGCCAGATTGGCCCTCTAGCATATAAGTCGCCAGATACCCTAGAGCCTTGGATTGAAGGCCCCTGGTGCAAAGAAGGCGATTTGGTTAGAACCATCAAGTACGGCGGTGACCGTTTTGTTGTTAATCCGGATGATGAAGGCGCCCCCGTGGTGTTTATTACCATCCAGGCACGTGAAATTATCTCACGCATCAAGTCGTTTGACCATGCGCAGAAGATGAAAGCGTTTGTAGACTAATTTTGAAAGAAAATTATGGCAGATAATGAAAAAGACATACCCGTCAAAGAACAAACTGACGGCAGCGCACTGGTAGCGTATGAAATGGAACCAGATCCTCTTGCTGATGCTGAAGAAGAGCCTAAAAAAGAAGTAAAGGCAGAAGAAACAGACGAAGAGCCAAATGAAGATCAAGAAGATTCTTCAAATGAGCAAGATGAAGACGAAACAGACGAAGACCGGGAACGGATTCGTGAGGCACGCAGAGAAGAGCGTAGACTCAAAAAAGAATTAAACAAACAACGAGACGCAACAGCTCGTAACAAGATTAGCGCACTTGAGCGCCGCAACGCTGAGTTGGCTGAACGTTTAGCCAAAGTAGAAAACGCAGCAGCATCATATCAATTTGCACAACTAGATAAGTCCATCGAAGATGAGGCTACCAGAGTTGAGTATGCAAAAATGAAAATGTTGCAAGCCGCGCAATCTGGCGATGCAGCAGGTCAAGTTGAGTTTTTAGAGCAATTGACAGACGCCAAAGAGCGTTTAAAACAAGCTCAATATTACAAAAAACAACAGCTCGAGCAAGTAAAAGCTCCTAAGCAAAACGTACCAAACGAAATTAGCACTGAAGTACAATATAATGCAACTCAGTGGTTAAAGAAAAACTCTTGGTACGATCCGCAGGCTCGAGATACAGATAGTAGAATCGCCAAGGTAATTGATCAAGAACTTGCCGCAGATGGTTGGGATCCAAGTGATTCCGAGTACTGGGAAGAGTTAGACAATCGTTTATCGGCACGTCTGCCACACCGCTACACCTCAAAGGGAGGTCAGCAAACCCGTAGAGCGGGCCCAACGGCCTCTAGCCGGGTGGCAAACACAACCAGCGCAAAACCTGGAACCATTACGCTAAGTCGTGACCGTGTTCAGGCAATTAAAGACGCGGGTGCGTGGGACGATGTTGAGAAACGAAATAAAATGATCCGCGCATACGCTTCGTATGACCGCGCTAACAAAGGATAATTATCATGGCAAATACAAGAATCAAACGCGACTTAGAAGATCGTTTAGTAGATCGAGTCGAAGAGGTAAAAGACCGGATGGCAGCAGAAGATCCGGATGCAAAATCCCGGCGCGAACGTGCAGAGGCGTTCAGAGATAAATGGCAAAATAGCGCGTTGCCAGACCTTCCAGCAGGAGCAATCCCTGGATTCCATTTGTGTTGGTTATCCACCACAAATAATTATGACAGTATCGACAAACGTATGGCATTGGGTTATGAGCCAGTGAAAGCCGCAGAATTAGGAAAAGGCTTTGAAGCACTAGGTAAAATGAGCTCGGGCAAGTTTGAAGGCTGTGTTAGTTGTAACGAGATGGTTCTCTTTAAGTTACCAGAAGAAATCTATCAAGAAGTGATGCGCATGATGCACCTCGAGGACCCCCTCGAACATCAACGCAATATCACCGCATCCGTTCGGAGCACTGCTCAAGACGGCAAAGGCGGCAGATCTATTCTTGAAGGTGGAGTTTTGGAAATGGAAAAAGAGGCCGCAAAAGCAAATAGTAATATTCGCTTCCAATAACATTCTTCAAAATAACAAAGGAAAAACATAAATGTCCACAACATTTAAACCCTTTGGTCTGAAGCCTGCATACCATCCAAGCGGTTTGGACCGTGCCACTGCATTCGTGGGTACGAACTCTTTCCAAGCTGCTACTGATAACACATACAACGCTCCCTACTCTTTGAGTGCTGGTCAAGCGTTCTATCAATATCAGCCAGTTGGTCTAAATGCCTCAAACCAATTAACAATTGCTGCCGCATCAGCAACCGGCGGTTCCGCTGGTACTGTGTACGGCGTATTTGATGGTGTAGAGTTTACCGACGCCCAAGGCCGTCGTTCCGTATCTAAGTGGGCCTCTAAGACCCAGTTAGATGCTTACACACAAATCATTTTCTGGCTCTGGACAGATCCAGCTATGGTTTACGAAGCGCAGATCAATGGTTCTGCTGACGCTAGCTCTATCGGCGCACAGTATGACTTTAGTACTGCAACTGGTTACACTACTGCTGATGGTATCTCCATTGGTAACGGTGGCGCTGGTTTCTCAACCACTGCACTAGCAGCGGCCGCTGTAGCTACCACAGTACAAGGTCAGGTGCGTGTGATTGGTCTAGGACGTGAAGTAGCTTACCCACCCGGCGAAACAAATGCCTGGGGTGACACTTACACGATTGTTCAAGTACAGATCGCTAACAACACGTTTGTAGCGCCTAAGGCTTCGGTCTAACATTTAACGAAAGGAACTAGCAAATGGCAACCCCAATGCGCAGTACAGACTTTCGTGCGGTAGTCGAGCCGATTATCAACGAAGTCTTTGATGGCGTTTATGAACAACGCGCTGACGAGTGGAAGGGATTTGTAGAACAGATCCAAGGTATTCCACGTAATTATCACGAAGAAGTAATGCTGTACGGTATGAATGCAGCTCCTGCTATGCCTGACGGAACTCCTGTCAGCTATGATCAGGGCGGTACTTTGTACATCACTCGCTTCATCTATCAAATCTATGGCTTGGCATATGCCTTGACCAAGGTATTGATGGAAGACGGTGATCACATCCGTATCGGCAGCACCTTCGCCAAGCACTTGGCTCAGTCTATGATTGAGACCAAAGAGACATTGTGCGCTAACTTACTAAACTTTGCATTTACTGCCGGCTATACCGGTGGTGACGGCGTAACTTTAGTAAACACAGCTCACCCTGTAGCTAACGGTCTTACCTATAGCAACAAGTTGACTACCCCTGCCGCTTTGTCGCAGACTTCTGTTGAGCAAATCCTCATCCAGATCCGTTCTGCAATCGACAACAACGGTAAGCGTATTCGCTTAAAGGCCGAGCAGTTAGTAGTACCCCCAGCACTCGAGTTCCAGGCAGAGGTAATCCTCAAGTCTGTTCTCCGTTCTGGTACTGCTGACAACGATCTCAACCCAATCAAGTCTACTGGTATGCTACCAAAGGGTACACACGTTGTAACTCGTTTGAGCTCTTCCAAGGCATGGTGGGTACAGACCGATGCTGAGAATGGTCTCATGCTCGTAATGCGTCGTCCAATGGAGAAATCCATGGAAGGCGACTTCGAGACTGATTCTATGCGCTACAAAGCCACCGAGCGTTATGCGACCGGCTGGCACGATGCGCGTAACATTTTCGGTACGCAAGGCGTCTAAGCAACACCTCCGTAGTCATAAAGCCACCCCACAAGGGTGGCTTTTTTACTATTTGGGGCGGTTTTTCTATTTAATTTGCATTAGTAGTTATAGGAAGAATAATCCCATTCTGACCGCCGTTACTTCCCGGTGAGACGACTCAGAGACAGCTTGGGATACCCACTGAGATAAGGAATCAAATAATGTCTAGCACATTTACATCCCCCATTCGTGTATTTAAGCGTAACAACCCAACCAACGACGGCACAATCGCCCCAGATAATACTGGCGCCGTACGTCTAAGTCAACAAGATGTAATTTTAAATCCAATTACTACAACCACTGGTGCAGCAACTGCATTAACAACCGCCCCCGTTGGTACAACCACAGCAGTTCCTTTTGTATTGCCAGCCGGCTCTATTATCGAGTCATTCTCGCTGTACCAAGACGTAGCCGCTGGTGGTCTCGTTGGTGGCGTAATTACAATGTCTATCAGCATCACCAACCCAACAACTGGTGCTATAACCACTACCGCTCTCGGCACAATTACCCCAACAGCGGCCGGCGGCCGTATCGCTGGTGTGTTTACTGCAACCGCAGCAACCGCAGCTATCATTGGTAACATTGGACCACTTGACGCCACATTGACATTCTCTGCGGCCTCTGTGACAACATTGTCAAGCGGTTCTTTGGGTGGCACGTTGGATGTTAACTACACTGCACGTAACAATGACGGTTCTATCATCGCCTACGGTTCTGGTTACACCAATAACTAATTAGGAGCCAATCATGCGTCAAGTAACCGTGACGGCTGATGCAACTGGAGTAAGTACTCCAGTTGTACTCGACCAATACATTGCCCCGTTTCAGGTAACATATTCAAAGACTGGATCTGGTGTTGTTCAAGCAACAGCAACGGATCCATATCCCGTCGAAAACGGTAACTTTGTTTCTGCTACCTTTACTTGGATTACTGCACCCACAACAGCACCAAACACCGCAACTTTTTTAGCACAGCCGTATCGTGCTATCCGTTTATCTGGTGCAGCCGAAGGTGACACACTTACAGTAATTCAATCCGGAGTTAAGTAATGCCTGTATACCTCGACACTCGGGGTAACAGTGTCCTGTCTGTGGCGATCTGTGATCGCTGCAACAGGAAATTTGCGTACACAGAATTAATGCCCGACCCTAATTTTCCGGGCATGCGCGTGTGCGCGGCAGATAAAGATAACTATGACCCCTGGAGATTACCAGCGCGTCAAACAGAAAACATTGCGTTGCGTTTCCCCCGCCCAGATCAGAGTGTTGCTACTGGCCCAATTGGTGGCCAACAATTAGTTACACAGGGCAACCCAAATCAAACCACGCAATACGACAGCTTCTTTATTGATGGCACACCACCAAACGCTGGCGAGTCTGGCGATATAAAAACATAAAGAGACCTAAATGGCAGACCGTTCAATAACACAACTACAAGTAGCGGGACCGTTAACAGGTAACGAAGTTACTGTTGTTGTCCAAAACGGGATCACTAAGCAGACCCAGCTCCAAGATATTTCTAATCTTGGTGGCCCAACTGGTCCAACAGGACCGCAGGGCAACGCCGGACCGACTGGCCCAACCGGTGCAACCGGTGCAACAGGAACCGGACCTACGGGGCCAACAGGTAGTCCGGGCCCAACTGGCCCAACCGGCGCAACGGGCGCAACAGGAACTGGACCTACGGGGCCAACAGGTATTCAAGGTCCAACAGGCCCAACAGGCTGGACTGGACCGACAGGCGATACTGGACCGACAGGCGATACTGGACCACAGGGCGTAGTAGGTCCCACAGGACCACAGGGACCGCAAGGAATACAAGGACCAACTGGGCCAATAGGTCCCGTAGGACCGACAGGCGACACGGGTTCAATTGGTCCGACAGGCGACACTGGTCCACAAGGACCAACTGGTCCGCAAGGCATTCAGGGTCCAACTGGCCCGCAGGGAATTCAAGGTCCCACTGGTGACACTGGACCACAAGGGCCTACTGGACCGCAGGGGATACAAGGACCAACTGGCCCAACTGGTGACACTGGACCTCAAGGTATACAGGGTGTCACAGGACCGACAGGACCACAAGGCCAGACGACAGGATTAACACTATTCCTTGATGGTGCAACGGCAACTGGACCACAGGCATACAATTTATTAGTGGTGCCAAACACCGGTGCGCAAACAATACTGTCAAGAACAACAAATACAAGCACACCGGTTTTACTTGGCTCGTTTGTAACTGCTGCCGGTGTACCTAACAACACATCTTTCACAGGTGGCTTGTGGGAACTATATGGGTGGATAAATCACGCTGGTGGTGGGGCAACATTTAGATTTTGGACTGAGGTCCAAGAGGTTGCATCAGACGGCACGACGGTATTACAGACACTTGCTAGTGGAAACTATGCGTCTGGAACCCTCGTTGCAACATCAACTCTTTCTCTGTACGAGTATGATCTGTATGTTCCTACATCTACACTAGCGTCCGTTAACAGCCGTATATTACTTAACGTTTATGTGCAAGGTCAGACAGGAAGCACAACCGCATCCTTGAACATGCGCAACAACACGCAGTCACACGTTGTTACGACGATTGCGTTTAACGTGGTTGGACCAACAGGACCACAGGGTCCAACTGGTGACACTGGACCACAAGGTCCCACAGGTCCGCAAGGAATACAGGGACCTACAGGTCCAACAGGATGGACTGGTCCGCAAGGCATTCAGGGACCGACTGGTCCGACGGGGGACACCGGACCTCAAGGCCCAACCGGTCCGACAGGATGGACTGGACCACAGGGCCCAACTGGCGACACGGGACCGACAGGACCTACGACATACCCAGCCGCTGGCGTGGCAGTATCTACTGGCACGGCGTGGGGTGCGTCATTAGTGGCAGCAAGTGCTAACACCGCAAGCGCGCTGGTACAGCGCGATACCAACGGTGACTTTAGTGCTGGTACAATAACCGCAACGGCATACATTGGAGTGAGTGGCGGTACATTTTAATTAGGGGTAGCACATGAAAATCGCCGTATATGCGATTAGCAAAAATGAAGAGCAGTTTGTAAAGACATTCTGCGAGTCCAGTAAGTTAGCGGATTATATTATGATCGCCGACACTGGTTCTACGGATGGTACGGTCGAGGAGGCTAAAAAGTATGGGGCTGTTGTTCATAGCATTTGCATTTCTCCTTGGCGCTTCGATCATGATCGGAATGCCGCTTTGGCGCTACTTCCCGCAGACATCGATGTCTGCATATCGCTAGACTTAGACGAGCAGTTAGAGCCAGGCTGGCGTGAAGAATTAGAGTGTCTCTGGAAACCAGAGACCACCAGACTCAGTTATAAGTTTGACTGGGGGCACGGTAAAGTGTTTTACAGTACGAAGGTACACACCCGCAAGGGTTACCACTGGCACCACCCGTGCCACGAGTACATTAGGCCAGACCATCGGACCAAGGAAGTGTTTGCGTATAGTGAGATGTTGATGATTACGCACCACCCCGACGAGACAAAGTCACGGGGTCAGTACTTAGATCTGTTGGAGATGTCGGTCAAGGAAGACCCAAGCTGCCCACGCAATGCGTTTTATTACGCTAGGGAGTTAACATACTACCAGCGTTGGCAAGAGGCGATTGTGGCACTGCAAAAGTATTTGGCGATGCCAGAGGCGACATGGAACAACGAACGAGCCTACGCATTTAGGTTAATCGGTAACTGCTACGACAACCTTGGACACGACGGCATCGGTTGGTACCGTCGTGCAGTATCCGAAGACCCGGGCGTGCGTGAGACGTGGTGTGAGTTAGCACAGGCGTGCTACAGAAAAGGATTATGGGAGGAGTGTTACGGCGCGGCATGTAACGCACTCAGGCTGACAGAGTGTACCTACACGTACACCATTGATGCAAACAACTGGAAGGCAAGGCCGCACGATTTGGCGGCAATCGCAGCCTATAGGTTAGGATTTAAAGAAGAAGCAATTAGGCACGGCACCAACGCATTACAATTTGAACCCAATGACGAAAGATTACTAAAAAATCTTGAGTATTATAAGGAATAGATATGGCACAGGCAGGTTTTACACCAATTAGTTTATACTACAGCAGCACGGCAAGTACACAGCCAACAACTGGAAACTTGGTGTTGGGTGAACTCGGATTAAACATTGCCGATGGCGTAGCTTACTTTAAAAACGCGGCGGGTTCTAGTATCGTGCAGTTAAATGACCCCGCTGGAACCGCCGTAGCAATGGCAATCGCATTAGGATAAGGAAAAGAAATGGCAAATACATTTACAAGTTACGTTAACAAAAACGTTGGCACTTCTGCCGCCACGGTAGTGACGGTTGGCGCAAGCACACAGACCACCATCATTGGTTTGTCGTTTGCAAACACCACGACATCACCAATCACCGCCAGCGCGTACATCACACGTTCTGCGGTAGACTACTACCTCATCAAGGACGCAGTAGTCCCCGTCGGTAGCTCTCTGGTGGTTGTCGGTGGCGATCAGAAGACGGTAATGATCACCAGCGATGCGCTCAAGGTGATTACATCTGCCGCGTCATCTGCTGACGTAGTAACTTCAGTACTTAACATTACCTAAGAGGTAGATAATGTCATATATTGGCAATACACCAACCACCCAGAGTTTTATCTCTGGCACTGACTACTTCAATGGCACAGGCGCTCAGACTGCGTTTACCTTATCCCGCACGGTAGCCTCTGTTAACGACATTCAGGCGGTAGTCAACAACGTAGTACAAGTGCCTAACGATGCGTACACCATCAGTGGTACGACTATTACCTTTACCTCAGCTCCAAGCTCTGGCACACAGAACGTCTACGTGCGTTACCTCAGCACCACGACTCAGGCAATTACACCAAGTCAGAATACTGTTAGCTGGAATACATTAGACAGTAATGTTCAGGGTGATTTGGGTATTAGCTTTAAGAACCGCATCATAAATTCCAACATGGCGATTGACCAGCGTAATGCTGGTGCTAGTGTTAGTAATACTACTGTGGATGTGTTTCCTGTTGATAGATGGGATATGTCAGGTAGTGTTGCATCAAAATTTACAGCACAACAAAACGCTGGTTCTGTTACACCTCCTGTTGGGTTTGTAAATTATTTAGGAATGACATCTTCTTCGGCGTATACCGTAGGAGCCTCTGAACTATTTTATGTTCGACAAAAAATTGAAGGATTTAATGTTTCAGATTTGGCTTGGGGAACTGCAAATGCTAAAACAGTTACTTTGTCATTTTGTGTTTATTCAAGCCTGACAGGAACTTTTGGGGGGTCTATAAATAACAGCGCGGCTAATCGCTCTTTCCCCTTTAGTTACACAATAAGCGTAGCAAACACTTGGGAACAAAAATCAATAACCATTGTTGGCGATACATCTGGAACTTGGTTAAAAACCAATGGTATTGGGCTATTTGTGTTTTTAAGTCTTGGTGCTGGTTCGACTTACAGCGGAACGGCTGGTGCATGGGCTGGAGCAACTTACACATCAGCCACAGGAGCAACATCCGTAGTCGGCACAAACGGAGCCACCTTCTACCTCACAGGCGTACAACTCGAAGTAGGCACACAGGCAACGACCTTCACAACAGCGGGTGGTTCATACGGTGCTGAATTGCAACTTTGCCAACGCTATTTTTGGGCTATTTATGGAACATCAGGAACTGGATATGCGAATATAGGTGCTGGTGGATTTTTATCTTCTACCAGTTTTTCTGCGTTTATTCCTTATCCAGTTCAAATGAGAGCAACTCCCACTTTTGCACAAGCAAGTTTACAAATCAATACCTTTGGCTATCCATCTGTAACAGGAATTGCTTCAAACTATTCAAATCAATATGCTGGTAGGCTTGATGTTTCAACTTCATCTAGTTCTTCTGGATATGGTGGAGCATTAGGTGTTAATGGAGTTACTTCATCTGCTTATATAACTGCTTCTGCGGAGCTATAAAAATGTATAAATTATCACCAAACGCACCTAATGGAAAACCACCAAGTGTAATTTTAAATGGTAATACGGCTATCCCATTCGACCCAGCCAACACCGACTACGCTAACTTCAAGACCGCCATCCTCGAAGACAAGGCGCAGTTACAAGACGCAGACGGCAACACCATGACCGCAGAACAGGCAAAAGACTTTATTAAGGAGTTACCATAATGGCTGTTAGTCAAATCATTAATGCTTCTTTGGCAAGCGGGGTTCCGAGTGCAGCTAAGTTGCCAGCGGGTTCTGTGTTGCAAGTGGTTAATTCTGTTTATTCAGGGTCATCTGTAAGTACAACTTCAACCAGCTTAACAACGACAGGAATTAGTGCATCAATTACTCCAACAAGTTCATCTAGTAAAGTTTTTATTCTTTTAAATTCAAATGTATATCAAGGAAATACAGCAACTGGTGGAATGTATACAGTTTACAGAGGTGGTACTAATTTAGCCACAGGAACTTCTCCATCTATTATGGGTGGTCCTTATAGTTCAGCAGGAACTGTAGGTGGTCTACTTTCTTTAACATTTTTAGATTCCCCAGCAACAACATCTTCAACCACTTACACAGTTTATTTTGCTACTAGCGGTGGAACAACATATTTTAATTTTACTAATGGAAATGCAAACAGCACTATTACTTCATTTACCCTTATGGAGATAGCGGCATGAACCACAAAGCCATATACACATTAAACCCATCCGTAGTCACCATTCGTGGTGATATTGCCTATGATGCAGAAGGTAACGAAGTCCAGTACGACAAGGCAGCAGTTCAGGCTTATATAGACGCTAACGCCTATAAAGACCTCCGTGCCGCAGCTTACCCATCGTTTGCCGACCAATTTGACACCATCTTCCATGAAGGCATAGACGCATGGAAAGCCCAGATTCAAGCAGTAAAAGACCGTTTCCCGAAGGAATAACTTATGTCATACATAGGCGCACAACCAACCACAGCGGCGTTCATAACAGACCAATTTAATGGCACCGGTTCACAGACCGCCTTTACGTTATCTGTCGCACCCGCAACGACTAGCTCGATCCTTGTCTCCGTCTCGGGCGTCTTACAAGACCCGACGACCTACGCCGTCAGCGGGACCACCCTCACGTTCTCTGCCGCGCCCCCATCGGGCACGGGCAACATCTCGGTACGCTTCCTAGGCATCCCCGCCAGTGGCGTGGCAACTACTGCCTACCGTACGGTCACCGAGTTCACCGCAACGGCAGGGCAGACAAGTTTCTCGGTACCAAGCTACACGGCAGGCTACATCAACGTCTACCGTAACGGCGCGTTGCTGGGAACATCTGACTACACAGCGACCAGTGGTACGACGGTCGTACTAGCCAACCCAGCATCTTCGGGCGACTTGGTGGTCACCGAGTCGTTCTTTGTGAGTAGTGTGTTAAATGCGATCCCAGCGGTGGCAAATGCCGTAACGACTTCGTACATTAATAACGGTGCAATAACTGCGGCTAAGATGGCTGCTAGTGGTGCATGGGCACCAGCAGGTACTGTGGTGCAAGTGGTTTCTCAGCAAGCACCAGCAAACTACACTTCAACTAGTTCTGCATTAACTCTGTTAACACAATCTTTTACTCCTACAAGTGCTTCAAACAAAGTCTTGGCATTAATGTCTTACACAGTAGAAAGAAATGGTGGTAATTCAGGCAACTATATTCTTGTTAGTCTTTTAAGAAATGGCTCAACTATTGTATCTAATTGGGGTAATGCCACAGGGTATCAAGAAGCCAGCGGAACAAGAGGAATAGCAACCCACACCTATTTAGATTCTCCAGCTACGACTAGTGCAATTTCTTATACGATTGTCGGAGATTTTAGTGCTGGTGGTGCTGGTGTGCCTTGGCAATTTTATACATTTCAACTTACCCTTATGGAGATTGCGGCATGATAAATACTACTTACGCAATTTTTAAACTTAATCCGCAAATTGTAAAAACAGTAGGCGACATCGCCTATGACAAAGACGGCAACGAGGTATCCTATGACAAGGCTGCCGTAGAAGCCTACGTACAAGCCCACTCGTATATCGCCAAACGCCAAGCAGAATACCCACCCATCGGGGACCAACTAGATGCTTTATGGAAAGGTGGCGAGGCTGCTGCTGAGATGCTCGCTAAAGTACAAGCCGTAAAAGCCAAGTATCCTAAAGGAGCAACAGAATGACACAAGCCGTAGCCTTAGCCCAACAAGCCTCAACAGGGGTATCTCAGGGTTTCAAAAATAGAATCATCAATGGTGCGATGGTGATTGACCAGCGTAATGCTGGTGCTAGTTTAACAAATAATGGAAGCTCACAATATTCTGTTGATAGATGGCGGCAAAATAGTTCTCAAGCATCTAAATTTACA